AGGTCAAGACGCTCGCAGAGGGTGTTGAATTCGTCACAGAACACGACTATACGAAGAAGGTTGCAGTCCTCAAGGAAGGCTACGCTTCTTCACCAAAGGTGACCGGCAGCAAGACCAACGTGGTCGCGCTAACCGAGTCCGTAGACGGAGCAGTTGAGCAGCCAGCAGTAAAGCACCCAACAGTCCCATACGTACTTCGCTAAATTCAACATCAACAACTATAAGAACAAAAAGAGAGACACCAAATGGACATGCTAAACGAACAAGTAGTCGGTTATGCTAAGAAGAAGTGGGCTTCAATCGTTGAAGCTACTGGTTCTGGCTACGGCGCAATCCCAGTCAACACCATGACAGGCCGCGAGAAGCGTGCTCACCTAGCAATCATGCTAGAGAACATGGAAAAGGTCGGCGCATTCAATGAAGAGCGTCGTATCATGACGGAATCTGGTTTCCAGTTGAACGAAACCCTACCACCTAACAACTCTGGCGCAGGTCAGGGTAACGCTGGCTACTCAGGTGCCGCACTAGCTGGTGGCCCAGTCGCTGGTTTCGACCCAATCCTAATCAGCTTGGTTCGTCGTTCACTCCCTAACATGATTGCGTACGATGTCTGCGGCGTTCAGCCAATGACTGGCCCAACCGGCTTGATCTTCGCAATGCGTAGCATCTACGCCAACGTCGGTAACACCAACGTTGCACCATCTGGCAACAGCAACCTACCTAACGAAGCGCTTTACAACGAAGCGAACACCGCATGGTCAGGTAATGGCGTCCACACCGCATTCGACACCGCGAATGTGAATCCCGGCACGTCAAACTCAAGCTACTTCTCACTAGCTAACACTGGTTACGGCTTCCCTACAGCGATTGCTGAAGATTTGGGCGGCACCGGTTCTAACTCATGGGATGAAATGGGCTTCTCAATCGAAAAGGTTACCGTCACTGCAAACACTCGTGGTTTGAAGTCTGAGTACACCCTCGAATTGGCTCAGGACTTGAAGGCCATCCACGGTCTCGATGCAGAAACCGAGCTTGCTAACATGATGTCAACGGAACTATTGGCGGAAATCAACCGTCAGGTCATCCGTACCATCTACGCAACAGCAGTTCCCGGCGTTCAGTACACCACCACCCCCGGCGTGTACAACCTCGCCGTCTCTGGTGGTGACTCAGCTGGTCGTTGGCAGATTGAAACCTACAAGGGTCTTCTATACGCTATCGAGCGCGAAGCCAACAAGATTGCTAAGGATACCCGTCGTGGTAAGGGCAACATGTTGATCTGCTCAACCGACGTGGCCTCAGCACTCGCAATGACCGGTTTGCTAGACTACCAGTCAGCATTGACCAACAACACCAACCTAAACGTTGACGACACAGGCAACACCTTCGCAGGTACCTTGTTCGGCCGCTTGAAGGTCTATGTTGATCCTTACTCTCAGTCAGGCGCTGACTTCGTCACTGTCGGATACAAGGGTAATGTAGCGTACGACGCGGGCTTGTTCTACTGCCCTTACGTCCCTCTACAGATGGTTCGTGCAATCGACCCAGCTAACTTCCAGCCTAAGATTGGTTTCAAGACCCGTTACGGCTTGGTTGCAAACCCATTCGCACAGGGTACAACGCAGGGTCTTGGCGCACTAACGGTTAACACCAACAAGTGGTACCGTAAGTTCATCGTCGCCAACTTGAAGTAATCGGTAAGGTTATAACAAGAAGCCCCATCAAAGGGGACAACAAATCAGGTGAGGGGGTTGGTTCCACCTTCCCCCAGAACCTGAACAGATTCTTAAGCGGAGTATATAGACAATGGCATATCAGGTAAGCAATACCGTATCTCTAGTTGACACAGAGCAGCTGGCAAACAGTCTTGGTGGCCCAACCATCATCGCGAACTCAGTTCAGTTCACGAACTCAACAGCTAACGGCTCTTCAATCAAGTTCGAGATTCTAGGTCAGTCTCTCCCAATCACGAACGGTTCTATCACCGTGTACCCACCAGTCAACCTACAGGTTTACTGCGGTGCCAACGGTAATGCAACCGACACGCTATTGTGCTCTGCAACGATCCTCCCAACACTCGACCAGAATGGTGGCTTCCTCTGCACCGGTCTCGTGATGTTGAAGGCCAACGCAAAGTCAGCGCTCAACGCAATCGCGGGTGGTGTTAACGTAGCAGTCGGCGCAGCAATGTGGTCTCAGTCAACAGCACTCGCTGGCGACGCAAAGACCCTCCTTT